AAACTCTTCATAGCTAATCTTCTTCCCCGATTTCATTTTGGCTTTGGCTTTCTCCCCCTCCTTTTCCTTATCCAAATCAATGCGCTTGTCTACATACATTTCTTTTAACAACATTCCAATTTTGTATGAGGCTTCTTGTTGATTTTGCTCCCCCCGTTCCACGCTTTCCAATTCATCCAAAAACCGATACAGCACCTTGATTTGGATTTCACCCCTTAATAACTTATTGTAAATATTGGGATAATGTTTGAATAAAAACCCGCACTTTTGCGCCTGGGCTTCTTTGTCGAGCACCGAAAATTGCGTGGACCGACTCCGCCGCTTGATGTTTTGAATGACGGACACGTCGCGCCGAATCTTTGCACTGTGCGCCAGTTCGCGGATCAATCCGGTGTTGTCTTTGGTGTCGTTTTCCTGAATCATGCGTTCCAATAATTCTTGTTGTTGTGCGTCCATGGTATGGTATATAACATATACGAGGTGTTTCTTTACATCCATCTTTACGCAATAGATAAACACGGTTTTCAAAACCACACTTCCATAACTAGAGTGGGCATGGTTTGTCATCATGTGTTTGTTGTGGATTTAAAGAAATAGGTTGGTCGTCGCATTATGATCTAAAACAACATTGCTTTTCTTTTGTCATCCGCCACGAAATCTGCGTTTCTGCCGAGTACGCTTTTGCTTCATGGTTCGATTTTTGCGCGTATTCACGCGTCGCATCCTTGTTTGTCGTCGTTTGCGAAAACGTCTAATGGTCTTCATTATATTGTCATAAGAAAATATAGAAACAACTTATTAAAGATATAATACAATATGCCTAAAAACGTGCTCATTTACGGCGGATACAACTGGTTCGGATTTGAAATCATCGATGCGCTCCTCAAGGAAAACTCATTCACCAACTTTATTATCGTGGACTCGTTTCAAAATCACCTATGGAAAGACAGTATAAGAGACAAAATGGATCAATACCGGTATTTATACGACGAAAATATCTATTTGTGGAGCGTGGACATCAAAGACAAATACAAATTGGAACATATTTACAAAACATACCCCATCACTCACGTCATTAACAACATCAAATACAATCACAATGATGTGTATATGATGGAAAAAGTAGAGGGATATCGGAACATCTTCCAGTTGAATCAACAATACAATATTCAATCCTATATTTGTCTCTACCGAACGATCACGCACAACTCTTTTGCACTCAATCACGACAATTCCGATCACGTGCTCATTTCCGATACCTTCAATCAATGCGTGAAAGAAATCAACGGAGCCTTTGCGGATTCTGACCATACGCTACACGAAATGGAATTGTATGATTACGTATATGGTTCCAAAAAAGACAAATACAATGATATTGTTTCCATGTACAAAAATATCATTAAGTGTCGCTCCCCGTGCTATGTCCACAAGTGTGCGTTTTACATGCAACACGACGAAGAGGTGGTACAATGGGTCCTAGATCGATTGTTGGGCGATTCCACCACATCTTCAATGATCACGAGGCGATGCTACCAATATATACAATTGTACGAAACCATTTATTTTCATATGACCCAAGATTGCAAAGATAGAGACAAATTAATCACAAATGACACCACGTTATTGGAATACATTGGTGTCGATGATATTTTAAAAAATAATGATAAACTATAGTGACCTTATTGCGTCTTTACTCGCTTAAAGTATTCATCTAATACTTGTTTTTCAATCCATTCTTCTGTTTGGATATCAGAAAACATAGACATATATGCATTCGCATTTTTTACAATCTGAATACAACTTTCGGGATTTTCTTCGCACCATTTGTATTTTTCGAATAAATCACTAAAATCATCTTTTATTAGAACATAATGATGATTTGGTATTAATTTATCTTCCATCAACCAAGAAACCTTTGTAGGTCTTGTCATAAAAACAACACTATTGGAATTTAATTTCCATTGTATACCACTGTCCTTATCATTGCCTTCAACTGATAAAATATATTTATGTTTGAGAAATGTCCCTATGTCGCATTTTCCTTTGACGTATTGTTCATAATTATTTTTTCCTTGACAAATCTTTGAAAATCCAATATCAATTTCTTTCTGTTTATCATACCATTTTTCAATTAAATCGAAACGATTACCTTTATTTGCTTTTTCTCCGGTCGTGGTTCCTCTCCAAAATAGGATGGGTTTCTTTTCTTCATACATAATATCTTTAGGTTTGCAGTAATAATGTTCCCAATGACGCTGTGTATTGATACATCTTAAAATAATTGGTTTGTTGTCTACTATGGTTCTATTTTTCACAAAACAATAATCATCAATTGAAAAATCTATATCGTGAAAATTGAACTTAAACTTATTCAATGAATAATTATTTTGTTTCAACACATCTATCAACGGTTGTACTCGTTTATCATACTGATCGTAGTTCATATTTATTAAATCTTCAATACAAATAGTATCTTTTAATTGAACAAGCGTTTTATTTGATAATTCACCAATATAATGATTTATTCTATTTCGAGAATGGGCGATTTCCATAATAAATAATAACAACACTATTTTTTAAATATTCATCTATTAAATATATTCATTATAAGGTTCTGATTGTGCTTCGCAATATGAATAAATATATCTTTTTGTTTGTTTAATAATTTCGTCACGTATTTATACCTTGATATGTTGTCTTGTTTTTGTTTATGAAGAGCATCGTTCAAAAAACCATACTCTAAAATACAATTATCTTTCCACATATTTTCTATAGAATATTCTTTTGTATTGATACAAATACACCTATTATTTTTTTCTTTATGGTAATAGTTAGACAATATGATATCGTCAGAAGAAAACGCGGATGAATCATTCATATATTTCATAAAGTACTGCATAAAATCTTCTTTGAAAATAGTTGGAGAAAGACAAACTGCTCCATATCCTTCTACCATCTGAACTTTACTTTCATGAGTTCTTTGCGGTACAAATGAATATTGTCCTTGTAAATCTTTATGTATATTCATTGCACTGGAACATAGAATACAACGTTCGTCAAATGAGAATTTCAAAAAGGTTTCAATCATTTTTGAAGAATACCAAATATCATCATCTATGTAGATGATGCGAGTTTTATCAAAATCATACTCATTATTTTTTAAATATTCTATAGTCGGAATAATTTTAGTTGCTGGCCCATAATCAATATTGATTGTATTAATGGTAAGATAATCTTGAATAAAATCGGGGATTGTATAAGTTTGGTTTGTTCTTTTGAATACCTTTGGAATATTCAATAAAAATAAATCCGGTTTAACGGATTGATTCAAAATACTTTCTATCATTGGTTTAATTTTATGAATCCTCTCTGGACTTGTAGTAAATGAAACAATCACTTCAAAACGGTCATTATTTATATATGTATCATTATATATCTTTTTCGATTTATATAATGTATCATAATGATCATTTTTTTTAAAATCAAAACGATAATCCTTGTACTCGGTCATGATGATGTTATTTTCTCGATTGTTTAAATGTCTGCTCCCTTGTGGATGTATGATAGTCGATTGTTTGAGATCATATGTACCCTCATTCTTGATGATATTTCCTAATAATACAGGTCCTGTGATGTATAACGGCGCATATTGTATACTGTAATCATAATACAATTTTGTTGCCACGTTATCCACAATTTGTTCAATTGCCTTTTTTAAGATGGTATTGCCTGCTTTACATACTAAAAAACCTTGCCAGCACGCATTCGCTGATATGTCATCCAAAGGAAAACATTCTTCATTTATATGTTCTACGAGTTTAAAATCATTTGTCGTTTGTAATTTTATATCGATATACATACCCCCATAAATATACAATACACAGTATCTCCATAAATCCGCTTTGTATGCACCTGGTATGAGTGAATCAAATGCAAGGACAACTCTTTTACCAAAGTGTTTATTGATAAAAGTCCGACACATATCATCGTCAAATAAGAAGTATTCCATTTCTGGGTTCTTTTGTCTCAATTGTATGATATTGTGATTCATACTCGTTGTCATTTTATCTTTTGAATATGTTTGAAATACATATTTTGGAATACTATCCATATATGGATTGACTTCACGATGTATGGATTTGAATAAAATATGATATATGTTATTTTGTTTCCAATAGTCCGAATAATGCAATTGTTTATCTACACGTGATTCTCTTTCTGTATAATAATCTTTATAGAAGTACATAATTGGCATATTATTTAAATAAATACCGAAATGATTCGTAATAGTTGGTATATTCATAGCATCCAACTTTGTTTTAGAACGTTTATACACATCTTTGTCATGTTTTTGTACAATATCGTACAGTAAACCGGGTCCTGTGACGGACAAATAGGTCGGTCCATAATAATAGTCACGAACATGTTGACATATGGATTCAATCGCCATTTTCAGAATCGGATTTTTGGGTTTACATACCAATAGTCCCTGCCATATCGCCTTGTATCCATTTAAATCTATATCACGCGGAAAATGTTCTTCGTATAAAAGATGTTTTAATTGAAAGGGGTCTATTGTTTGTAATTTTATGTCCATATAAATTCCTCCGTAGACATACAACACACAATATCTCCATAGATCCGCTTTGTATGCACCTGGTATAAGTGTATCAAATGCATTCAATTCATTTAGACCAAAATGTGTTCTAATAAAGTCCCGACACATCTCATCGTCATATAAAAAGAATTCAAAATCGGGATTTTTCTTTTTTAAGAGGGAAAGGTTTTTCTTCATATGAGTTGGTAATTTTTTGGTTGCCCACGTATGGAAAACGTACTTCGGTATGATAATAACCTCTTTATTTTTATTTATGGGATGACCTTTATCAATAGGAACACCCTTATATATAGGAACACATTCATCTTCTTTACTACTGTAATCATGTTTCATAATCGCCTGATTCCATGCTTCACGCCATTTTGGTTTCACGTTCGCATTGCCTCTTTTTGGTACTTCCTTCTTTTTACGTTTTAAGGCTTGGCGCATATATACTGTATTCATAATATACTTTCGTTCAAATGATTTAAATACTTATGATTCTATACCCATAGATGCGTGCTTGGTATTTCTTGAGTTTTGTCTCTTTGTCTCATGCTTTGTTCTCCGAACATCATCGATTTCGTCAAATTGCTCGCCGTGAACCGCGTGGACCCTACCCTTCCCCCCAAGGAAAAAAACGATACATCATTGACATTGATGGAACGATTTGCACGAAAACGAACAGCGATTATCGAAACAGCAAACCGATTTTTGACAATATTGAAGTCTTTAATGTGTTATACGAAAAGGGGCACGAAGTTCATTATTGGACCGCGCGGGGAGCAAACTCGGGTCTCAATTGGGATGAGTTTACGGTGAAACAGCTCAACGAATGGAATGTGCGCTACGATAGTATCAACATGGGTAAGCCCCATTATGATGTTTGGGTTGACGACAAGGCGTTTAATGCTCAAGACTTTTGCGATGAAAACTCGTAAAAACTATATCCGCGATTATATACATTATACGTTCATGATTTACCCCAAAATTAAGCCTTTTTCTGGAACTCCAGGTTCCGAAGAAGAATGGACTCTATTTGATCCCAGTTGGAATGCTCCCCATTCGGTCATTGTATTTGATCCGCAACATAAACACTATGAATCTTTGGAAAATACATGGTATTTATGTGGCACAAAGTCTGGTAAAGTGCGATTGATTCACAAAGACAAAGAAACAATTGTAGATAGTATTTCAAAATGGAAGGTCATTGAAAAACTATTTATTGCTCCTTATATCCACGAATAAAATACTCATTCTATATATAATGAACAACAACGTTTTAAGCGGAACCAATGTGATGCCTGCAAAGGGACAGTCTTCGTCGGGGGGCGGGGCCTTTTCCCTCATGCGCAGCGTGTATCAAAACGCCCCCAAAACCCACCCCGAAAACACGACCGAAAAGCGGGGACAAAATGCACTCTACCAAGACAATTCGTTGTATTTAATCAAGAAAAAGACCCGCGCGATTGGAAAACAATCGTACAGCAGTCCATTGAGCTATAACACGAATCCCACAAACGACGTCAAAAATGCCCAAAAACGCACACGATCTTCAGGCGCGGTTGCCCCTCCCAAAAAAGGATTCATTTGAATGGGATTGTTCTATTTTTTGTTTTAGTTTCCCAATGGCTTGACCCGGATTAAGACCTTTTGGACAAGTGTTTGAACAATTCATAATGGTCTTACAACGATATAGCTTCATAGCATCATTTACAAAATCCATCCTTTCTTCGGTATTTTCGTCCCGTGAATCTTCGATCCAACGATATGCTTGCATCAACACTGCTGGACCCAAATATTGATCAGAGTTCCACCAATAACTTGGACATGATGTACTACAACAAGCACACAAAATACACTCATACATTCCATCCAATTTACGACGCTCTTCGATCGTTTGTATATGTTCTATTGTATCGTCTTTTTTACTAGTATGCAACCAAGGCTTGATTTCTGAATATTGCTTATAAAATTGTTTCATATCACAAACCAAGTCTTTAATGACAGGCATATGTGGAAGCGGGTAAATAGAGATCTTCTCGGTCATCGGTGTTAAACAAGCCAACGTATTCTTTCCATTGATATTCATGGCACACGACCCACAAATACCTTCACGACAAGATCTGCGAAATGCAAGTGTTTTATCCAAGTCATTTTTAATTAAAATCAATGCATCTAATACCATGGGGCCACATTGATCTCTATGAATCGTGAATGAATCCAGTTTCGCTTTTAATCCATTGTTTCGATATATTTTCACCAATGATTTTTGTAGGCTCATACTATTATAATCGTATATTCTTTATTTATAAATAAAATACAAAAAACCACACGTTGCGGCAAAATGAGCATTTACATTTAATACACGCGCACATTGACTCATCCTCGGTGGTTTGATATAATCCGTAATCACGTTAGAAGTAGATAGATAACTGTGATATCCAGTGACTAGATTTGTGATGGAATATAATCCCTTACCTATTACATCATCGCGATTGTATGCGAAGGAACACAACCAAAGAGGCAGTAATAGTTTATTTGATTTATGATACAATTGAAAAGCCTTGTTATTTTGATCCAAATACAACATAATGTTTGAATTATTATTTAAATATATGTTTAAATGATAATTCATGAAGTCCAAACTTTCACCACATGTTTTGATTTACTCATTTCCAATTACCGCCATTAGTTCCATTTTGAATCGTGCTACGGGATTAGGATGCACGGCCATGTATGTCGGGGGTGGAACAAGTATATTATTTGATATACAATTGAAAAAGTATTATGATTCATTGAATCGTGTTTCCAAAATGACTCTCCATTATTGCACTTTATTTCCCCCCGTCTATCACACCTATGGAGGATTGCGACATTTATTCTGGGATGCAAACCCAAAATGGCTTACAAACACAAGAGTTGCAAAATCATCCTATATTTTGTTGGGTACTTCTATATTTACTACAATTATATTAGAAAAACAACTTTACAATTTGACTCTATAATATACAATACATGTTTCGAACGATTTTGAAAAAAAACATACAAGAACATACATTCGATGCACTTGTTATTGGAGCAGGTGGAGCAGGATTGAGGGCAACGACGGGTTTACTAGAAAAAGGATATACCGTTGCTTGTGTATCGAAATTATTTCCAACTCGTTCACATACTGTTGCTGCTCAAGGTGGAATCAATGCAGCACTTGGAAATATCACACGCGACAATTGGAGATGGCATTTTTATGATACTGTGAAAGGAAGTGATTGGTTGGGTGATCAAGACGCAATTCAATATATGTGTCGCGAGGCACCAAATGCGGTATTAGAACTTGAAAAATATGGATTGCCCTTTTCCAGAACAGATGAAGGTAAAATTTATCAACGAGCTTTTGGTGGTCAAAGTTTAGACTATGGAAAAGGCGGACAAGCGTATCGAACTGCTTGTGCGGCAGATCGTACCGGTCATGCAATGCTACATACACTCTATGGAAATACCTTGAAATACGACGTAGAATATTTCATCGAATATTTTGCCATGGATTTATTGATGAATCATAGTGGAGACACTTGTGTAGGTGCATTAGTATATAACATGGAAGATGGAAGTTATCACGTGATACACGCGAAAAATACAATTCTCGCAACCGGAGGATATGGACGGTGCTATTTTTCCGCAACGAGCGCACACACCTGTACTGGAGATGGCAACGCCATGTGTTTGAGAAAAGGAATGTCCATTCAAGATCCGGAGTTTGTACAATTTCACCCTACGGGGGTATACGGTGCTGGAGTATTGTTGACCGAAGGATGTCGCGGAGAAGGTGGGTATTTACTAAATAGCGAAGGAGAACGTTTCATGGAACGGTATGCACCGAGTGCAAAAGATTTAGCAAGCCGAGATGTAGTATCGCGTTCCATGATGATTGAAATAAATGAGGGTCGTGGAGTTGGAAAAGAGGGGGATCATATTTTACTAAATTTGTCTCATTTGCCCCCCGACTTGCTACAAGAACGACTTCCAGGCATTTCAGAAACGGCTCAAATCTTTGCAGGAGTAGACATCACAAAAGATCCTGTTCCAGTTATACCAACCGTACATTACA